ACCATCAACGCTTCATTGGTGATCTTGGATATTGTTAGCAAATTATTTGCCATTTTGATTTCCTTTTAAGATTAAAAAATTGTTTACCTTATCTTTCCTGCTTTCCTGAGTTCTTTCCATTGTGCTGGAGTACCATTAAAATTCCCATTTGAATCTATTGGCACTTCAACATTAGAACCCCCTCTAATAGGATTAATAGGTGCTGGTGCATTGCTCTTTCTCACAGCAGGCTTTTGTGCTTCAGCAGGCTTGTCAAATCTAGCCTCCAACTTCCCAATCTCTCTCAAGGCACTAATCAAAGACATGCCACTGATTTTTTCAGCTACCTCTGGGTTTTCTGCAAGGTGATAAAGAATCTTTGGTCCTACATCACTTTCCAAAATTGCATCCCTAACTTGGTCTGATACAACTACATCTGAAGATGCAACCATATCATCATAGTCTGGTAACTCTGCTTTTGCTTGCTCTAGCTTAGAGTTCCAAGATGTCATCATCTTTTCTCTCTCAACTTGAACCTGCTTTTGCTTTTCAACTACATCTCTATCTTTTAATGCCTTTTCAGTAGAGTACTTTGCTAATGCCTTTGCATACTCAAATGCATCAGTAAAGTCACTAGGCTGTGGTTCTTTATCAGGATTTTCTGCCACTTGTGGCTTAGATGCCTGTTCAAGTTCCTTTAGCCTGTTTTCTAAAGCCTCTCTCTGTTCCCTTTCCTTTTGAGCCTCAGCTCTGGCAAGTTCCCTTTCTTTGATGACTTTATCAAACCTTTTTTCAAGTTTGGGCTTTCTAGCACTTTCCTCTGCTGGTTTGGTTTCCTCTTTTGCCTCTGGTAAACTCTGTTCTTCTTTTGTCTCTGTCAGCTCAGGTTGCTCAACCTCTGGTGAGGGAGTCTCTGCAGGTTCAGGACTAGGGGAATCAGCTAAACCAAGTTTGTTGGCATAAAAATCACCTGAATTTTCTGAAGTAATTATATTACTTGCTTGTCTATCACTCATGAGTTTCCTCAAGTATTTTGCCTGGTGTGCCTCACCAGTAAGGTTTGTGGGCAATATAACCCAAAATCATAAGGCTGTCAATTATTGTTGCTGATTAGGCATAATGGACTGGTCAGCCTGTGCAATTGCTTGATATTGCTCTTGATTTCTCATAGCTATTTCTTTTTCTAGCCTTGCAGTATCCATGTGATGCAATAACATATCTGAAATTGCCTCAATTTCTACTCTGTTTTGGCTAGTTATAGCCTTGGTATTCACATCATGGACTCTAGCTTGAAGCATAGATTCTGTATTGTGAGCTTTGGTTGTCTGTCTCATCAACTCTCTTTGAGTCTCAGCCTGTTGCTTAACTTGCTCAATATCTTGTCTTTGTTTCATAGCCAGTTGCATAGCTTGCAATTGTTGGGTTAGTTGCTGGACTTGAGCCTGACCTTGTTTAATCATCATCTGAGCTTGTGGAGGAATTTCAGAGTGCTCATCAATTTGGCTAAGTGGGTTCATGGCCGCTAGTCTATCAGCAATAGTCTCAGCTCCTGGGAAGTCCATATTCCTAAACACCAAGTCTCCAGCCACATTAAATAGCTCAGGCTTGGCAAGTAAAGGCATCATGGCATCCACAGCCTCTTGTCTCTTACTGTTGTAGCCTGGACCAGTCTCCATCACCACATCATACTGCCCTACAGTTACATCATTAAGCACCCTGCCCACAGCACTTAGCTGATTAATGGTCAAAAGTTCTGGCTTTCCATCATCCCCAATAATCCTCATAACCCTTTCAGTGTCATAAATCTTGGGAATTAGGTCTAAAAGTATCTTGCCAACATGGCAAATTGACTTGGTTAGATTGTCATAGAGGTCAAAATTGGTCAAATCCACTTGCATTTGCTGACCATTTAAAGCCTTGCCAGACATATTGCCCTGGAGTTGCTGTGATGGGTCATAGATTCCAATAATGGTTGCCATGTCCTGATTGATCTCTTGGGCAGCGGTCAATATGCCAGTAGGAGGAGGCTCTGGTTGCATCCTAATTGGAGGAGGAGCTGGGTTGCCATCAATATCTGTCTGTTTGTATCTCAAAGTAGCCATTGATTTGATATTAGCACTTGCCCAATCCAACTCATGACCCTCATCTTGTCCTTCAGCCATCACCCATTTCGCCTTTGGAGCTAATGCCACAGACTCAGTCATGGATGTAACCCAGAAGTTGTACATTCTCTGGGCATCCTTAGCGTGTCTGACCATGCCAAATTTCTTTCTCTTGTCTCCAATCACTACATGCCTGCCATAGACTGGGACAATTGGGATGTAGTACCCCGGCCAGTCCTTCTCCTCCAGCACTTCAATTGCTGTTAGCTTTTTCCACTTGATTGTCTTTTTGACACTAGGTCTTTCATCCACTATTTCTAGACCAGCTTTGCCAATTCTTTCAAAAAAGTCTTTAGTATCAGCAAACCTTGCAGAGCCATCACTTAATAAATATAGTTTGGCTTTCTCTCTAACTGTGTAAAAGTATTCAGCAACTCTAATATCTTCCCTAGTAATCCATTCACTTTGGGTATCCCCAGTACCTCTGGATGTGAATGAAGTGTCTTGTGCATCTGGATACATTTCCTTGAACACAGACTTTGGCATCATGGATGTAATCAGGCATCTTTCCTGGTCTGAGCCATCCACTGCAATTGAATTTGGGTCTAAATAGACTGTAAATGGGTTATCAATAGGGTCAATGAATAGCTCTTGGTCAAAAGAATCTTCCCTTACATATCTGTGGTCAACCCTTAAGTATCCCCATCCCATCCTGACTGCATAGTTATAAGCATTGTCATAGGCATTATCAGCATTGGAGTTAACTTCTATGTGCCTGACCATGCCTTGGATGACTTTGGCATCTGCAGCATCTTCCACAGTATTTGTGGCATGAACCCTAATTCTGGGTCTTTGCTGTCTTTGCTGGTTAGTGACTTGCCTGCAATAGCCATCTAGCTTGTTAATGGTTAGAACTGGTCTGGACTCAAGGTTTCTTGAATTCTGCAGGTCAACCGGCCATTGATCGCCCCCACTAGCAAACTTGAGGTCTTCCAAAGCCTCCTGCCTATTCATTGTGTCTGCATCATTAGCAAACTTCAAGAATTGTTTTGCCTCATCTATGATGGGATCATAATCTGTTTCTAGTGGGTCAAGTGCCATGTTATAGTGCCATCCATGATTGTGGTGGTGCATAGTTTACTTGCTTTGGTCTTCTTGGTCTAGTCTCTTGAACACCTAAAGCAACCATGCGAAAAGCATCAGCTCCATGTGAATACTGGTCATGGAGTGGGTTTTTACTAAAAGCCTTTGTCTCTGGGTCAACTTCATACTTGTAATGCCTGAGACATTGCAAACCATCATAGCAATTATCCCTATCAAAAAAGCAGTTCCTGAACATGGTTCTGGAGGCATTAATAGAGTCCACAATGCTAGTTCTTGGGATTATTTTGGTCTTGAACCCTGAATTTCTGACAATTTCTTCTATGGTTCTGCCCTGAGCTGCCAGTGTTTTGTTCTGTGCATCATGTGGTAACCAGAGTGTGTCATAGACATATCCAAAGGTTTGCATCAGTGCCAGATAATAACTCATAGTCTGCTGACTATCCTCTATGTACCTAATAAATCTGATTTCCTGAGCTATGAACTGGACAAACCAGATGGATGTGGAATCTGCCCAGCCAAGGTCAAACACAGCATGCACTGGCTTGGTAGGGTCATACCTGACTTTAGTGATTCTTTCCTCCAGCTCTGCCATTTGCATTTCTCTGGCAAATACAGCTCCATCCACAGTCTGCCTGCAAAGTCCTTCCCAAACTGTGTTGTATGCCTCTGGGTCACGACTTTTTAACGTCAAACGCTCCATGTTTAGCGTCTCAGGAAACCAAGGATTATCTGACCAATTAATCTTTTGTATTAAAGCATTTTCAGGCTTATGCAATATAAAACGCTGGTAGGTTGCATCCGATTCCAATTCAGGATTAAAACTAATCCATATTTCTGAGCCTTCCTTGCGAATAGTTGGCACAAGCACATCCCAAGACCTAGAGCTTACCGTTTGTGCTTCCTCCACCCAACAAATATCGATGCCTTCATATGATTTTACGTTTGCTACATTGTTTTTTAGCCCAACAAAATTGAACTCAGTGCCGTTTTTACCCCTAATGGTTCTGTCAATTACCTCGTAAAAATCAGTTAAACCAAGCGCAACCACCTGGTCACTTAATAATTTGTGTACTGAATCTTTGATTGAAGTTTGAAACTCTCGAGCACATAATATGCGCAATGGGCTTTTTGTGCCTAAGATAAGCAAAGCTCGAGCAATTCCCCAAGACTTTGCTCCTCCCCTGCCTCCCCATAAAACCTTATATCTGCTCTTTTTAAACAGACATTCCAGTTTTACAGGAAATTCAACTTGAGCTAGATTCAACATTTTTAAACACTATTTGGAAACCTTGCAATGCTTCACCATCATGCCCAGTAACCTCCTGCTTTAGAGTTTCTGACCATCTCATTTGTGCTTTTGTCCACCAAATTAATGATGTTGTGTCACCAGATATGGCTTTGTTAAATAATGTTTTAGCTATTTGGCCATTTGCCTTAGCCTTACCCGTATCAAGCTCTATTCTGTAATGTTTTCTAAGGGTTTTATCATCAATGCCTACAAGAATGGCTATTTGTTCATGTGGCAAGCCTAATCCGCTAGTTGATTCAACTAACCTTCTTTGCTCATCAGTGGGTATATGTTCTATCATTTTATTGAGGGGAAATGTAGTTGTATATTATTACTTTTTAAACTTTTGGTCAAGTATTTTAGGTACAGCATGATTCCAATTAATTTTATGATGTAACCTTTTATTAATTCTTCCCATTAGGTCTATTTTGCAACAACTTGGTGAAGCTATTACGCTATAAAAGGATTTTACATAAGTTCCATAGTCTTTATAGGCTTCTGTATTACCTCCCGAGTTGGATTGTGTTGCTAATTGAACTAATGAAATATTAGATATTTGAAAAAATAATTTGCCTATTTTGCCTTGTGTCAAATAGGTATTTACATCATCATTCATTCTTCCAATAAATATTGTGTCATTTTTAGGGTCGTCATTTACTTTGAATACAAAACTATTCATTGCTTTACGTTTAAAAGTATTGTTTTTAAATGATCCAACCCCACCAATAAAATCCCCACCTTGAGCAAAAGCGATGGTCGTAGCATTTGTTTTATCTAAACAATCAATAATTGCATCTAAAATTTGATCTAAATTTTTAACTTGTATCCCTTTTAATGAATCCTTATCTACATATCTATATTGAAACTGCGTGTAATCGTCTTCGTATTCAAAGAAATAGTCTAAACCTAATTTTCTAGCTATATCATAACAAGCATTTCTAGCAAATACAATAACACGATTTCCACCAAAATTGTCCATAATATCAAACTTACCAGCATAGTCTGATTTACTAAAAATTATAACTTCACCTGGAAAGTTCTTTTTATATTCTGCTTTAGTCTTATCTTCGTCATCCACGATCAAGAAAATACGACCAGTATATCCTGACTTTCGTAAAGTTGCATAGGTAATAACATTATCAGGCCGACCATTAGTCAGAATGAAAATTAAGTAATTTTTACTTACTTTCATTTTTAATTTTGCTACTACTGTAATTGTGCTTACGTTTTAAATAAACAATTTCTTTTTCCAGTTGCTCAATTTTATCTTTAAGTTCCCAATCATCAGTTTTATGATCTTCCCCAAGAAAATAAACATCATAATCAAGCGAAACAAATAAATCTGCATCTTTTTCAATATTTTCATAAGGAATTACTTCATCTACCCATTTTACAGCTCTAAGTTGCATGTAACGCTCATAAATAGACTGCTGAGGGTTCTTATAATTTGGTTTGCAATGTAATCCTACAATAAGAAAGTCACAATGCTTTTTAGCTTCTTCTAAAGATAGTACATGACCAGAATGTAAAATATCTGCGACCATTGGGAAAAATCCAATCTTCATCTTTTCATCCTTTAAATTGATTGAGTTTAATTTATATGCTTTACAATTTTTAATATGAAGATCATAATAGGCTTTATGCAATTGTGTTTTTGGAAAATTAAATGAGAAAAATAGCATTTTAATAGTTCCACTATGAGCAACTATTAAAATTTTCTTATTTTTATACTTTTTCTCTATTTCATCTATAAATTCTTTAACTCTTGCATAAAAATGCTTTTTGCTTTCAATGCAAAACTTTTTAAGAATATTTTGATCTTCAGTTTTTAGTAGTTTTTCACTATTTAAATGTTTCCCTTCTAATAATCCTTTACTTAATTCCATTAATCTATTGTCATAAAAAATCTTTGTATTCCTATGATATTGCAAAATACTATATGCCGTTAATTTTGCTCTTTTTAAAGGTGAACATAAACACAAGTCAAAATGTTCATGCTTTAACTCATTTGCAATTTCTTTTGCCTGTTTGATTCCCGTATAATTTAATGGAATATCAAATTGACCATGCATAATTCCATTTTTATTCCAAAAAGTTTGACCATGTCTAACAAATGTATATTCATTATTCATCTTCATCAATATCAAACATTTCATTAATTTCATTTGTTAACTTAACAAAACCATTTTCAATAGCTTTATTAAAATCAATAATTACTAATGCACTATCTTCCATTAATTGTTGACATTCTTTAGATGAATGAGCATAAAAATTAGCTATTTTTTCGTAATTAAATACAATATGACGAGAAGCTGCTGACATTAAAAATTGCTTTTCTTTATTACTTAATTTGCTAACTTGAATTGTAGTTATTAAATCCATTGCCTTTTCATCATCATAAAGTTCATCTAATGAAGGCTTTTCACCAACTGGTTCATAACTAGGTGTATTAATATTAGTTGTATATGGATTATCTTCTTTTAATTCTTCCTCAGACATAAAAATTTGATCTAAATCAAACTGATTAAAACCAAGAATATCTAATGCAAAACCATCAGCAAGTAATTCATTTAATTCAATTGTAAGTAATTCATTATCCCAGTCCGCATTTAACGCTAATTTATTGTCCGCAATAATTAATGCTTTTTTTTGTGTTTCTGTCAAATGTGTAAGTTCAATAACCGGCACTTCAGACATTTTTAATTTTCGAGCAGCCATTAAACGGCCATGTCCAGAAATAATGCCTTTTTCCCCATCAACTAGTATCGGGTTAGTCCACCCAAACTCTTTAATGCTTGCAGCTATTTGGGCCACTTGCTCGTCTGAATGTTTCCTTGAATTGTTAACGTAAGGAATTAAGTCTTCAACTTTGTACTGTTGGATTTGCATTTGTTGGTGTCTCAGCTACTGGATTTAATTGGTTTTGAACAGGCATTTGTTCACTAGCTTTTGCCATTAATTTCTGAACTAATATTTGCATATCCCTGATTTTGTGCTCAAGGCTAGTAATTATTAAGTTTACATCTTGGATTTCATGTTCAAATATCATTTTTTCTTTCCTTGTTGGTGTTTTCTGCCTGTACCTTTTTTGGTATAGCTGGGGTTTTTGCCTGCTTGCCATTTCATGAACAAATGCTCATCAAAGCCAAGTGCTATTAATAGATGGACTGCTAGACTAGCTTTCATTTCTTTTTCTTGGCTTTTTCAGCTTCTCTCTTTTCACTGTAGGCAATTGCAACAGCCTGTTTAATGGGCTTACCTGCTTTTACCTCAGTCTTGATATTCTCTTTAAATGCTTTAGGTGATGTGGATTTTTTGAGTGGCATGTTAACAGTTCCAGTTCTTAAGTGATGCTTTAGCCCTTTCAGCAGGACCTTTAGCTTTGGCTACAACTCCCTCCATCCGCGCACAAAATGATGCCTTTCTACCAGCATCTTTCTCTGTTTTGGGGTTTGGAGCAGGAGGCTTTAGGTTTGATCCATTCTTTTTATTGTATTCTGCCCTTCCTTTTGCAGTCATACCAGCACCTTTCTCAGTAGGGTTGTATGTTTTACCCTTTCCTGTTGTTTTGTGCTCTATTGGTTTGTCATGTTTTTTAGTCATTTTTTGGCAGTCTTTGCAGATTGTTTAAATGCATCAGCAGTTGGAGCACCTTTAGAACCAGGCTTTCTCATCTTCTCAACTGGTTTGCCCTCAGCCTTTTCTTTTTTTATTCTTTCCTGCTTTGCATGGATATTAGCGTACAGTCCAGTCTTTGCCATTATTCTTGCTCCTCAATAAAACAAACATCTTGCCAAGACATTACTAATAGCTTTTCATCACCATCTTTAAAGTTATGGTACTTTAAGTATTCATCTTTGTAATCTTTTGCCAAAGTGCCAAAATATATCTTATCCCCTACTTTTAGACCTTCAGCCTCTGCCTCATCCCCAACTGCCACAATATGTCCTACTGTGTCTGCCTCAGCAGTCTGGACATATAAAGTGGACTGTATTCTAGGAATAGGTCTAACAATAATCTTGTCTTTTATGGGTTTCATGGGATTTGCCTCCCACTTAATTTTGGTCTGCCAGGCTTTTTCTTTTCTGCCTGGTCTATTGCTGGGTTCATAACAACACCTAGCTCTAAATCAACTTTAGGCAATGTTATTGTGGTTGCCAAAATTGGATTATGTTCACCACACCAATCTGTGCTATTTCTGTTTTGGAAAGTAGGGTATCTTTTACAAACACCCATTTCCCTAAATCCCTCTTGGGAAAAATATCTACAAGTCTTACAATGTTGAGCAGTCAATTCAAATCCTTATTATTTGGGTTGATTAGAGATACCCCTTAGACCACGAATCTTTGGGGTATTTCGCTTTTCACATAGTGTCTTGGATATGTGGTGTTCTCTCATGAACATAACACTCAGACTCTTTTGAGCCAGTGTTGAACTCACCAGTACGACCATCATTTTTACCCATGTGGCTGCCATCACGCATACCGATTGTGTCTGCTTTACCCATGCCTACACCACCGACTAGTTTAGCTTTGCGCTCACCAGACATATCACTTGCGTTAACGCCTTTAGGCATCTTTTCGCCAGTCATGCCTTTTGTGCCTTTTGTGCTGTTTACACCAGACTCTAAACCCATTTTTTCACCAGTTCTATCTGATGACTTAGCCCCTTTAGGCTCTTTTTCCATTCCATAATATCCCATTTTTTGTTCCTTGCAAGTTAAAAATTGGAGTCTCAATTATCCCAAATCACTATCTCTTGTCAAGTGAATTTTGTTGTTTTGGATAGCTTTTTTGAGCTTTTGATCTTCCTCCTCCCAGATTATATACATCAAAAAACACCAAACAGCAGTAGCAAAAATTGATGCTCCAAGAAATAAAAGTGCAGATATTATGAGGGAATCAGCCATTTAAATCCTTTGCCAATTCCTCCAGTTCAGGTCTAAAACCACTGGCATCTACCTCAATTTCCAACAATTTTTTATATTTTTTGGTCATTAGTTCAATTTCTCTGAGCCTATAAACAATTTGAATGTCTGGACATTTTCTGTAAAGTGCCTGTAGTTGCAGCTTTCTTTGGGTTAATAGTTCAATCATTTTTATATGATCTGGTTGCTTTCATTTAATCACCTCTGCTGATTTAAGTTTGCCTGTTTTTCCATCAAATACCAATTTAAGATTTGCATATAGAGAATCGCATGAATCCCATCTACATATGCCTGTGTCTTTGTACTGAAGACGTACATCTACAAATTTGAAAATATCTGGCTCAGGTTCAGGTTTTATTCTGTATTGAAGATTTAAATCCCAATCAGGATATTGCTCATCTACCCATTCGTTATATGGATTTTTAACTTGAATTTCAGCACCATCCGCCCATTTTTTAATCAATTCTGAATGTTTATGTTTCATTTTTTTCCTTTAATTTAGCTTCTATTTCTTTTGCTAATTTAGTTGGAAAACCTGCGTTTTTTATTACCAAATCAACAATTTGCTCATTAGTTAACCCTACCCATTCTTTATTACCAAAAAACTTTTCAACACAGGCAACGCAATACAACGCATAACCACCACCAATTCCACATTCAGCGCACCCTTGTGGTGTGGTGTAAAGAGGCAATGGCTCAACATTGACTGTGATTGGTGCTTCAATTTTTGTTGGCTTTGCCCAATAAAAACCGCCTTTTTGTGAATTGAAATAAGCAACAGGCTCATCCTGCTCTTGCTTTAGTGCTTCCACAATCGTACGCACCAAGCCTTCACTAAAATGCTCACACAATAATGTAATTGCTTCTTCTTTAGTCATATTGCTCTCATCACTCTTTGTTGTTTGCCAGAATTACCTTTTCTAGTCTCACCAGTATCTTCTATAAAACCTTTTCTAAGCAGTGGTGCATATCTAGCAGTTATTGAGCTGTATCTATGCTTTGGAAACATATCTAACACTTCATCAGAAATGCATCCTTTCTTACCAAAAGACTTAATAGCCTCATAGACAATTTCCTCTAGCTTGGTTGTGTCCACAGTCTGAGCTGAGGCTTTGGATGTCTCTGGGTCAGTCTTTCTGGCTAACATCTTGGACTCAGTGCCAAAGTGCCTGCTTAATAAACCAGAGCTGTTAAACATTTCATTTATTTGGTCAAAAATCGTAATTTGTTTCATAATTTTTCCTTAATGTAAATATAAATTGGGAGGCTCACATAAAGCAGTGTTTTCCATTTTCCAATAATTGACTATTATTATTGTTGACATATGAGGAGCTAACCCTCATTACCTCCCAAAACTTTAAAATCCTATGTCATCATCCTTTTTGTCAAAGCTAAGTGTTCTTTCTTTTGGAGGATTAATCCATGCCCAGCCAGACCAAGGAGGATCACAAACTGGAATTGAATCTATCTTAAGCATGTGACCTTGTGGTGTATCAATAATAGACCCAAGCCTATGATATTTGTTCTTTTTGTTGCCATCCCTGTCTGTGTATGTGCCAACAATGGTGCTCAATTCTGATATTACTTTAGACATTTAAGTTCCTTAATTTATTTACTTTATCTTCTAGCTCTTTTAAAAACTGGATTACTTCAGTCTCTAATTCAGCCAAATATGCTTGATCCAAATCAACTCTTTTGCAAAAAAGTTGAAGATTCTCAGGCATCCTGGGGTCATAGCTCACAAAGTCACACCACCTGGTCTGTGTGCAACCCATTTGCCATGTCATTTGGGTAATGTACTTGCTAGGCACTTTGCCAGATAACAAAGTGTCAACGTGTGTGGCTGTGTTTGGGCATTTGATTTCCAACAATCCCCCATCAACCAAACCATCTGGACTTGCACCAGACATCTCAATTCTGGGATGCTGGACAAATCCCACCTGATTAACCATGCAGTTGTACTTGACCTCATAGCTTGCTCTAGCCAATGGCTCAGTCTCAGTTCCCCACTGCATAGCAGAGTTGCTAAAAGACTCACCAGGCTTGTTTGTAAGCCTTTCACATAGCAGTTGAGCCATATAGTTATCCCTGCTTGTGGAATAGCCTGATTTGGTCTTTGCTACTATGTCTGCAACTCTAGATGCTGTGACCTTTCCAAGTCTAACCTGAAACCACTCATCTGTGCCTTGTTCTATTTCACTCATGACTTTTCCTTGTATTTTTTGTTAACACGGTCTGCTTTAATAAGCATTTCAATTACATCAGTTATGGGTATATCTAAAAAATCGGTTACGCTAGACAATGTATCTACCAAAGATAGAACGCTGTTTTTAAAACTTACCCCTACAAACACATCCATAATTTCGTCATGTAGTTGTTCTAGTGTTTTTTCTTTAAGTTTCTTAGCCATTATTTAGCCTCCAATTTCTTTTTCATTTTGTCTTTTACAGCAATTACTTTAAGTTGCCAAGGTTTATCACCATCAGTTGCTGAAATAGCTTTTACAAAGTTTTTCTGCAATTCTGGTAAATCTTGACTCTGAGCTATTGCTTCTAGCCAATCAGCCATCTCAGATTCATTCACATTAGATTTTGATTCTAACTTTTTGGATGCCATGTTGCCATCATCATCCTCTGGTGCTATTCCGCAAGCTGCCATTAAAGAATAGCGCCTTGCATAAGTCAAAGCACTGCCATAACCCTGTGGGTCTTGTTTGCTTGCTGGTACATGCAAAACACCACACTCCAAAGTCTCCCCAGACTCATGCAGAAATATTGTTTCTACACTTACTCCAGTTGCATTTTCATAAAGTTTTTGCATCATCCCTATGCCATTGTTATTAAGAGCATCAATTACAGCCTCCACACAGGCTGAAAGGTCTGCATATTTGGATTTAAAGTGTGGGTTAGTGCT